CTCCCATCGAAAAACTCGACCATCTATCACTCCGTTCTTAGACCGACAAGCATCTAGTACCGTTAACCACCTGGTTGGAAGAATTTCTTCGACCAACTTTCGGCTAATACTATCACTAGCGGATGAAAAATCTACTGTAGCAAGCAATCCAGTGATGGACCCCTGCTTCGATAAATTTTGATTCCGTGCTTGAGAGCTTAAGTCCACTCCCCATCGCCGTAAGCGTTTCCGAATCATCTGGCCACAGCTTTTCTGAAAAAGGATATTCAATCCTGGCTCAATTGCTATGACACGGTTGATTTTGGAATTCTTCTCGACGGTGGTTATCGTATTACCCGCCTGAAATGTGAAGCTCGAATCACCTAGGTGTTCGCGGCCAAACCACAGGGGGTAGGCAGCTGCAAGACTGCTGCCTACTAGGGCGTACAGATCGTCCGTAATCCCAGTCTCAGACTGGTATTTTCTTGGTGCACTAGTGTCCTCACCTTTAATCAAGGTGGATACACCAGGCCCCCAAGCGGGATTTTCGAAGAATTCTTCAATGTCGAATTCACCGAGGATCAAGTCTATTTTTCGCTTTAACACAAAGAGTGAAATAGCGTGTGGAGAGTTTTCTAGCTCCCCACGAGACGAGAATCGGAGATTCGTTTCTTTGCACTGATCCTCATACTGAAGGAACTTTGCAATAGCTCGTTTTTCTTTATCAAAAGGAGTGACTAAAAAGTCAGACTTAGATAGGAAACACGTGGCCAGATAGTCGAGGTGAAACTCTTCGGCTGTCTTATAGGCTATTGGATCTAAATCCAAATCAAGAAGCTGCTCATGTTCGCCAGAGGAGAACATTAAAGAAGCAGCTAATGACTTTGGTGATCCCAAAGCGTTGAAGAATTCGACGATGACTTCATCCGTTTTGGATGAGTCGTGGACGAAATGGTTTAAAGAACGTTGAACGTCCTTTCTAGCATGAGCTACGCTCATAGTAGATCCTTTCTTGCCTTATTTAGGCAGATGAAGAGTCAGGTTAGTAAACGGCCTGATTATCTTCGACTGCCGCGGTCAGATTGGCATTCGCGAACATGTTTTTCATGAAAGCGAAGAGGTTCTTACGGTCTGCCAAGCTGGAACGTTCTGGCAACACCATTTCAATGGTGCC